TCAATATAATTATTTATTGTATTTGTAAAATTTGTACCAAACACATACATATTTCTTCTATACATATTTCTTCTATTCACGATATTACCATAATGTAATCTTCTTTGTAAACCTGGTTCAATTGGTAAACTCATTTATAATTTACTATTTTATTTTTTAAATCAAATAGTACGTACTTGAACAATTATCATCATTTTAATTAACACATTATTCGGTTTCTTTTTTAGAAAACAATGGAAATTCTCTTTGAACCATACCTCTCTGATCAACAATTCCTCCATCATCTAAGTACTTACTACGATCAAAATTTTTTGTTTGTTCTTTAAAAATGTTAAACAATTCTTTACGATCTCTATCTACATCATCTACTAAATTAGTTTTAATATCCATATTTTGAATAATATCTTTTGTATAAATTTTTTGAATATTTTCAATTTTTTCACGACCACCACGTTGTATTCTTGTCATAAAATTAGGACTATATTTTGCATAATATAATAATTTTGCAACATTACCAGGAGTATCTAACCACCAACCCCACCAAGGTTTATTAGTTTGTAACACATCTGATATATGATAATCACAAGGTAAAGAATACCATACAGGTATATAAAATGGATACTCTTTGTATAATTGATCAGCTAATAAAATCCATAAAGGATCATATGCTGTTCGTTCTCCTCTTGCATTTAAATGATTATTTACATTTATCATAATTTTTAAAACTATACGACATAATCTATATAAATCATAATGCTTATTTGGTATATCTGAGTTTATTCCAAAATTATATCTATTTATAAGCAATTGATTATCATAATTACTCCCACCTCCACTTCTATATTTATTAAAAATTTTATCAATGATTAGTTTCTTAGCGTCATTTTCAGACATCCCTAAATAATTTGTATTTAACTTTATCCAATCATGAATCTGAGTATCTATACGACAAAATTCCGTACAATCTTGAGTGTTGGGATTATAACAATAACAATTTCGTGGTCTAGTTTTAGAATAATCTATTCTACCAAATAATTCTTTTTGGTATTTTTCAAATTCATCAAATGACTGAGAAGGCAAATGATCATCTATATAAACAATATCATCACCCATTTGTTTTGGTCTAATATTATTTTTAATATTCCTTGTTGCCTGATCTACTGCTTTTGGATTTATATAACATCTTCCATAATCAATAATAGTAGGTACCATTGATGTTATAATATTTCTACTTATACCATCTATTTTCACATTCGTGCTTATAGGGTTACTTAAATGAGTTAATAAGATATTTCCTGTGTGCAAATCATAATGTGTAAAATCAAGTTCTTGATTTGCAATATCTAAATTACTCAATACAGTAATCATTATGTCAATACAATTTTCTTCTATACTATTTATTTGTCCAATTGTCATTTGATCTACATTATTAAATTGTTCTAAATAATCTTGAAACGATTCTAATGGTTTAATTAAACGTTTATTTGGATGATCTATAAATTCTGTAATTAAATGAAATTTAGAAGCGAATGTTGGATTACATAAATCAATACTGTCTAATGTATTTTTAGTTACTGGATTGTGTTTATATCTATGAGAATTCGGTGGATCTTCAATTGGTAATAATAATTTATCAAGACCACATGTCATTTTCCCATACGTAGATGAAAAAATATTTTCTATATTACTTAATTTCAATGTATTTAAAGCAAGGCCAATATAATATTCATATACTAAAGAATCTGCGTTAGGACTCAATGGAACTTTTACAAGAAACTTTTTATTCGGATTACCACGAAATTGTATAATAAATGCTGTACCATTTGCTGAATTAGGTGGGATAAGACCTACTATTTCGAATAGTTGCCAGTATATATTTGGGTCTACTATATGAACCTGTTCAATTATTTTTATAACATTCAAATATTGTTTTAATTTTTTTTGTTCATTAGATTCTTTATTGATACCAATTCCAATCTTGAGCAAATCCATATGATTTTTAACATTTAGTTCAGTTAAAGCTTGTCCAAGTGTTTGACTCATATCTTATATATCTTATATATATATAATATATTTTAAAAATCATTCACAATATTCTTTTTTCAATTATAATAATCTTTTTCTTTTTGTAAAATTCAGATTTACACAATGGACAAGTTGATTTGTCATTGGAAAACCAATCTTTAATACATTTTGAATGATACATATGACCACATTCAGTCGAACAAATCGTTGTATCATTGTATTCAGACAAACAAATTACACAAAAGTCATTTGAATTATACTCGTTATCAGAACATTTTTTAAATGCTTTTTCAATATCAACAACTTCTTTATTAAAATGGATGTTTACACAAGGCGAAATACACATCATAAAAAAACATCCTATACACATAAATACAACAAAAAGTACCATACAGGATAAATAAACCAACGTCAATATCAAATCACTACATATAATTTTAGTAGTAAGGGAAAATGTTATCCATTTTGTCCCAACATTGTTAAAAAATTCCAAATTTGAAATCGAATATAACCAACTTAAACAGCATAAAAATGTTATAACTTTATATATAACATACACAACATGTAATATTGGCTGTAATCTCTTTTTTATAGAGTCAACTACAATTATACTATATAACACAATTTGTAATATTATATATAAATGCAACTGATTCGTTTTTTCTGTACAAAAATATAAAACAAATGACCAAAAAATTAAAGATATATACGATATTACATATAACATATTCTTTTTTAATGAATCATATGAAATCATAAGTAACTATTTAAAAAATGTAAAAAAAATCAATTTTTACATTTATATATCTTTTACCTGAACACCAGACCACCCCTTATACCTTTCTCCATTATAAGAAGAGTCTTGGTATTTATAATCAACTTCTTTAAATTTACTTTTAATATATTTCTCAATTTCTTTTTTGTATTTACTTGAAGTACTAGAATGAACTTTTGATTTACCAGTGTACAATTCACAAACATCCTTTAATTTTAAAATGCCGTGTTTGTTTTCCTCTACATTTTCATCCATCCAATTATAAAAATCATTGTTTTCCTGACGGTATTCATTCGTCTTTACTTGCACTTCTATCGGCTCTCTTATATCCATAAAGTAGTACTCTAACAAAATCTTCATAAATGTTTGTCTCCACGTCACATCTTCCCTCATACGTGAAGGTAATGTACGATCTATTTTGTATTCATTCGTTTCCTTTGGATCATCTACAAAACGTGATGGAAAATCAATCACACGAATACGTCTCCAAAGTGCTGTATCTTCACCTTTTATTTCCGGTAATTCATTACAAGCCAAAAACAATTTCGCCTCTAATACAAAACTCACTGCTTCTTGATACAAACCACGAGCTACAATTTCTTCACTACCTGTTAATTCTTTTAACAAACCAATATTGATCTTTTCTCCATCTTCTGGTTCACTCAAGAATGCAAAGCGTTTGTACATCAATTTGATTTTTTCAGTATTAGCTTCGTTTGCATTATTACGTTTACGGGTTAATAGGGTTACTTCGACCTTTTCTCCAAAGTCACCCATTGTTAATTTCATCAAGTTTAACAACTGACTCTTACCGTTAGCACCTGTGTCACCTATAAACATCAAGAAATACGTATTGGGAATGTCACCATTTAAACATTCACTCATTTTTTTCAAAACATAATCACGCACACCTCGATTAGGTAATATCTGTTCTAAAAAAATCCTTACTTCTTGGTTTTCAGTTGCAGGAAAATCATAATTTACAGTCAAATTTATATAATCGTCCTTTCGTGTTTTTCTAAATTTGTTTTCCAATAAATCAAACACTCCGTTTGAAAAAGGAACAAGATGTTTTTTACTATTTAAATTTGTAATAAACATTTCATCATTATTATAAATCTTTGCTCCTTTAATAATATCATCTTGAAAACCTGGTTTATGAAATTTATTTATTAAACTTTTTATATTTTTATTCAATGCAATCGATGTTTCTATACTTGTTTCATTAGCATTAGTATATTTTGTATCATAATGCGTTTTAATTTTATCAAACATCTTTGACAAATCAATAATTGACTTTTTCATTTCAATATTGTCATTATCACATCTCCATATAGACCCTGTGAAAAAATACCAATTATTACGTGAATATACAAAATCTTTATTGATAGTAAACAATAACTTTGAAATCATTGTTATTTTGTGCCCATCAAGTACTTGATTAATAATATTTGTAACCTCTTTGTTACGAAATATAGTACTATCTAATTTTATATCACAACTAAATTCCTGTTCAGAATTATTATAAATATTAATAATATTATTAATTGTACCGTGATTAATAAGCTGATTATAATTCATCCAAAAATTATTCAAATGTTTATATCTATCATCTAATGGTATAACTTGATTTTTTGGAAATACTGCTGCACAAACTTTACATTTTAAACAATAACCATTATCACTAATTTGATGTTCAACATTACATTCAGGACATTTTCCTTTTAAAACTGCCACTAAACTTTTATCACCAACACTACCTCTAAATATCATTTCTTTACGATCAAATTGAACTTCTTTTACATCTTTGTCAAAATTTTCATTAATATAATTTTTACATTCAATTATAGCGTGATCTATTAAATCAAGTTCCTGTTGATTTACCTTTAAACACTTTTTTATAACTTCATTTACCTCTTTTGGATAATTTTCAAGTTTTACTTCATTATATTTATATTCATTACATTCATCATTATGACATTTCTGTTTCGCACTACTTGTATCTATTACTATATATTGATTATTACCCCTATGCTCTTTATCTAAAAATGGACAGTATCTCTCCATCAAAGCAACTATTATACAATTGTGAATTTTATCTATAAAAACATCTCTAATTCTATTCGGAAAATGATGAAACTCTTTTTGTATAAATTTTCTAATATTTATTTTATCATCATTATTTAATTCCTCTGGTATATTTACTACTAATTTTTCTGCCAAATCAACATCTATAATACCTTCATCAATGTTTATATCATCATTTAATGTATCTTTTTCAAATATTATATAATCCGATTGATGATAACCAACAAATGTCTCTATATCTAAAAATTCATCACTTAATTCCGATTTTATAATTGGTCTTTGTTCATTTGGTTTAGAACTATATATCGTTCTAAATAAACCTTCCCTATATACACTAGGATCAATCATATATTTATTATTTTGTTTATATTCATCTAATTTTAACCTTTTATAAATCCCCTTTAATACATTTACATTTTCAAATAATATCTCTACATCATTATCGTAAAAACGTAATATAATATGAAATGATTTTTTTACATCAGAATGTGATTCCAATATAATACTTTTTGTTTTCAAATTAGAATAGTGTTTTAATAATAAATTCTTTATTCCATTTATACACGTATCAATTATAAATCTGTAATTTTCATAATAATTTTCTTGATGCAAATTTTCTTTGTTTAAATCTACTATATCAACTAAATCAATCTCTATATTTTCTTCATTTTCATTTGTGATTTCCGGTTTAGTTTCTGGTTTGTATATTTCTATATCGTAATAAAAACATACAGGTTTATTGGAAGATATACACTCGTAAAAATCTGGATGTTTAGTAGATTTAATAAATTTAATATATGTTTCATAATTTTTTAATAAAAAAAACTTTGTTATATTACGATTACATAATATCTTGGGTATTTTTGATAATGAAATTACTTTTAAAGCCTCTGTTTTATTATCAAAATATGTAATAGATGACATATCTATTCACTTGTTAGTGTTAAATAAAATATCTTTTTAAATAATTCTTATTAAACATTAAAACAATAATTAATTATTCATATCAATTAATTATTCATATCAATTAATTATACATATCAATTAATTATTCATATCAATTAATTATTCATATCAACTAATTATTCATATCAATTAATTATTCATATCAACTAATTATACATATCAATTAATTATTCATATCAATTAATTATTCATATCAACTAATTATACATATCAATTAATTATTTAAATTA